TCAGTCAAAGCTCCATCAAACAATGCTTCGTCACCACCAGTAGTATCGTAATGTGCCTTCATAGCAAAAATAAGTCCCGTCGGTCCTGTCATCGGTTGAACGCCACATACATCATAGGCGATCATCTGAGGCATAGCTCGGCGAACTAGAGCAATCAAAATTGGATTCCAAATAGCCGTACCAGCTGTGCTATTAACAGGAGCAGCTTCTTGAAGGTCTTGCTCTTTCAAGAAAGTTTCCTGATTTTCCAACAGACGCCTTGTAACATCTCTACGATAAGGATCTTTAATTTCTGGAAGATCCTTATGATCCATAATAGGATCCCATTTTTCTTTAATATTTTCGGTCATATACATTTGTATATTTCTCCTTTAGTAATTTAAAATTTTAATTTAATAAACTTCACATTCACTTTGTCCATGTATTTAAAATAAGATTACTTACTTTTTACCCAAGTTCGTAATTGCAGTCATAACACTATCGTATTGTCCGTCACTTGATCCATCGGTTATCTTTTTATTTGTGGCTGCAGTTTTCTTATTGTCATCCAGTTTCTTGTCTGATTTAAAGTAACTGTTTTTGATAATATTCAGTTTTTCTTTATACTGCTCATCTGATTCATAATCGACATCTTCGGTTAACTCTTTCATTTTTTCAATGTCTGTGTCAACCATACCATTCGTGAGTTCATGAAAAACGTCTTTAGCTTTATAAGTATTTAATGCTTTCGCTGTATCCATATGCTTCTCGGTCTGCTCGTCAAGTTTCGTTTCCAATTCGGCAACTTCTTGAACCAGACTCTCAAAGACATCTTCCTTCTCAGATGGGACATCAATGTAATGCTCTTCAAACAACTTCTTCAAACCAGAAATAAAGCTCTCTGTAACTTCGTTGCGAACACCTTGTTCAACAGCGAGTTTATTTTCTTCCATCCATTCTTTAACAACATAATTCATATACTCATCCATTTTCTCTGTCATTTCTTTTTGCATTGTTTCTGTACGCTCTTCAGTATCTTTCTTTGATTCATCCCTGATTTGCTTACGAATCTTGGAAATCTTAGACTTAATAGCAGCTTCAAAAATTGTAGCAGCCTTTGTCTTAAACTCCTCAGAAAGTTCTTCACCATCTATAAGAGCAGAAACATCTTCAGAAACATCAATCTCTAATTCTTTTTCTTCCTTCTTGGACTTGGCTTCTTCTTTATCTTCGTCATCATCTTCGTCATCATCTTTGTCTTTGTCCAACCAAGGTGGTTTACCTTCTTTTTTAGACTTGCCTTCTTTCTTAGACTTAGATTCTACTTCTTCTTCATCTTCCTCATCATCTTCGTAATCTTCGTCATCTTCTTCTTTTTTTGCTTTAGCTTCAGCTTTTGCAGAGGCATTAGACTTTTTAGTTTTAGGATCTTTTGCTTTACTTGTACCATCTTCTCCATCAGGCTCTGAATCTTCTCGGCCTTCTTCGTCATCTATAGCCGGTAAACCTAATTCTTTATTAGCACTTTTCGCTTCTTCCATATCAACCTCATCTTCAAGTTGTCCATCATCTGTGAGTATTTTTCTTGCCATTTTTGATCTCCTAAAGTAATTTATTTGTTATAATATTTATAACATTATAGATTTTGAAGGAATTTGGTGAAAACTTCTAACTTTTTCTGCTCCAATTCTTTCATTTTTGCTTTCATAATTGTTTTCTTCATCGCATCTATGTCTCTTTCTTTAATAACACCATTCTCCCAAACCCATTCTTTGCCTTCCATGATACCATTGACAAATGCATCTGGTGCTGATGGATCAGCAACAATGTCAACAGTTGAAAGAACAAAGTCTTTTTGTACTTCATTCACACCTTCTTTGTTTGTTTTAACACTCCCCATACCTCTGGAAGATACACCAAGTTTAACACCCTCACTAATAAAATTCTTAACGATCTTACCGTTTGGTGTGTCCATTACTTTTGCTTTACCAATAAAATTCTTACCATCTTCAGTCAACTCTTTAATAACATGAGATACACGATCCAGATTAATAACAGGACCCATTGGATGACCAAGTTCTCCAAGAGCTCGACCTTCTGCAACATATTTATTATTAAAGTTATTAACTTCTTTTTTCAAAACTGCATGAGGATATATTCTTCCATTCTGATTTTTAAGATCAGACTGCATAAAGATACCCTTGATGTATTGTTCTTTACCTTTCCCTTCGGTAATATACTCAACTTCGTTTATATGTTCTGTTATTAGTTTCATTCGTTACCCCTTTTTTTAGCAAGTCGTTCATTTTCTGCACTACGAATTTTTGGTAAAATTTTCTTTGCAATTTTTGCAATAACTGCTTTCTTCTTAGCTAGTTTTTTTTCTAAAGTTTCTCTTGCTGCTAAAGACAAATCAGATTTATCTTTATCTTTTAAAATCTTTTTTGCAATAATATCTCTTGCTTTTTTCATTGCTCTTGATTTTAATTTCTCGGGAGATGCTTTTCGTTTCATAGCAATCTTTCGTTTTTTAGCAATCATCTTCCCTTTCATTTTCATCATTCTTGCTTTTTTCATACGAGTTGCTTTACTCATTACTTCATCAAGAACATCATTAATCATGTCATCAATCTTCTTCATTTTGTTTCATCTTTCGGAGTATCTTGTGATGCTTCCCATTCATCATGTGACATACCAGAATGAACTTTATCACAATCATGGTTCTCTGTTCTTCGACCATCTCCACCTGCACACTTACGTCTTTTACCGTCTGCTTTAATATACTCCATTACTTTCTGAACAATACTTTCTTTCTTGCCCTTAGCTCTTTCTTTATCTCTTTCTGCTCTTCGTTTTAATGATTCTTTATCTCTTTCTGCTCTGCGAACTAAATTTTCTTTATCTCGATTAGCTTGTTTTAAAGCAGCTTCTTTTTCTCTGTTTGCTTTCTTTACATCTGCAAGAGCTTCTTTTAAATAACTTTTAAAAGTTTTCATGTTTCTACCTTTGGAGTTTCTGGTGTTGGTGTTGTTTTAGGTTCTGTTCCCGGCAACTCAAACTTAAAACTATTTTTATAATCTTCAATAGCCTTTAAAGATTTAGTTTTTAAACTTTTTGCAATACCCTCTTTTGCTTTATTAAGTCTTTTACCAAAAATATCTTTTAAAATATTACTTGTTATATCAACCATTTTTGATCCTTTCTTTCATTACATTTTTAATAGCATCCACCAATAAATCATCTGTAAGAGATTTATCTTTAATCCATTGCTTTACTTGTTTATCACTTTCATTAACTACATCAAGTTCTGGTTTTTCTAATATACCTTGAAACAAATTCTTTTTATAAGCATCAATAAAACTTTGTGTTTTAACTTTTAAAATAGATTTCATAGTTTTATGTGGTTTAGAAGTCCTCATCATCATCCTCCATATCATCTTCTGGTTCTTCTGGTTTTTCTAATTCTATCTGTTTATCAATTTCTTTCATCTGCTCATCAGACTGTTGTAAAATAGTCTTACGCAAATACTCCTCTGAAATATACTTACCAACATACTCCTCAGCCATTGAAACTAACTCCAAACGATCTCTCATAATCTCAGAGTTTTTCAACTCCATGAAATGAGAATCTTTTGCCCAGATATAACGGATACGATCTCTAACTTCCCACCAATCTTCTTCTTTAATAATACCTCTTAGAATCAACTGGACTCTAAGTAGGTCTGTAAAAAGATGAGAAAATCTATGTCGTAAACGACCTATAAACTTTCCAAACTTTACTTCATCTCTTGTAATCTCAGAAGCTCTTCCAAGATTAAACTGTGTCGAATCAGTTCCCTCAATTCTTGAGATTGGAACATTCAAAGACTTGTACAGTTTTTTTCTAAAATATTCTATGTCATCTGTTTCACCAAGATTCTGTCCACCCGGAAGTGTACTGATCTCAGTACCACGACCACCTTCTCGTCTTGGCAACCAGAAATCTTCCAACATTGAAAGATGTTTTCTCTGGTCTTGAACTTCACCAGTAGCTGCATTATAAATCATCTTCTGCTTATAACGATTCATTACCTGTTGCAGATATTGTTCTGCTTTTAACTTCGGTAAATTACCAACATCAATATAAAATATTCTTCGTTCAGGAGCTCTTGCTAATCTATAGATAACAAGTGCATCTTCAATCATCCGTAATTGA